AGAGAAGCAGGATTTCAGTCCATGCTGCAAGTGCATGACGAGCTTGCCCTGAGCGTGAACAACAGGGAGGAAGCGCTGGCTGCTGCGGAAATCATGACCAAGGCGGTTACGCTGGAAGTGCCCAGCCGCTGTGATGTGGAGATCGGCCCCAGCTGGGGCGAGGCAAAGTAAGGACAAAAAGAAAGGGCCCCGCGGGGCCCTTTCTACTGGAACAAAGATTTGATCTTCTGCCACAGGGTTTTTGCTTCCTCCGGCTTCTGATCAAACAGATCCTGCTGCAGCTGCGAGAACCGGTACTCTCCCGAGCCCTTGCCAGCGACAAGTTCGACGCCGACGATGGACCGCGCAGCAAGGGACAGGCCCGCCTTGCGGATCATGGCGCTGCTCATATTCACCTCCTTTGCAATCTCGCTCGTCTTGCCCGAAGCGTGCAGACGCAGATACGATTGCAGTGCCGACTGCGCCAACTGCGATTTGGTCATCTGAATGCTGTTCATTTGAGGCCTTCGAGTTCAATCAGCAGATCGACTTCATGCTTGATCTTCTCGAGATCCTTCAGGCCGTCCTTGCTGCGCCAACGGCTGATGCGCTTGACGATACAGCCTTCAAGGAACGACAGCCTGTTAGCAGTGATGAACTCCACCGGCTGGATTTTCATGTGCTTGTAGTGATCGCCCGATACCTGCACGTTCAAAGCATTGACAGGGACAGGAATTTCAGCAGTGAATTTTCCTTCCTCATCTTCGACCTCGGCAGGCACCATCTTTGCCGGAGCAGCCTTCTTGTACATCTCCTTGATGATCATGCATGTGTAGGGGTATGACGTATCAAATTTTTCAGCAACACTTCGCATAGCTGCACTTGGATTTTTTTCCACAAATTCCCGAATGGCTTGGGCTTTAGATTTCGCAGTCTTTGTTCTCATAGCAATGCATCCTCGTAGTCTGGTTTTGGTTTAGGAATCTTCCGGTTCAACTGCTCCAGCAGCGCACCTTCAACACGGGTAAAAGGCCACCAAGCACGCATATCTTCTTGCGTCAATGGGACCGATGGATTCTTATCGTTCATTGTTTTTCGGCTCGACCTTAAAGGGCCGGCCCGCTCCTAGTTTTTCTTTATCCATACGAACCAGCAGCCCGTTCAGCATGCTGAACCGGTGCATCTTCGCGCATTCGTAACGCCTGTGCAGGCCTGTCGTGCGCTTGCGTGTTTCAATAACCGAGGTCCAAGAACCACATTCCGGACACTTCATTTTGACTTCTTCCCCGCGCCGCTGTACACATTAAAAGTCTTCGGCTTCATTGAAATCATCAGCGAGGTTTTGCTGTTGATCCCCACCGTACCGTAGGCTGGATCACCGACCCGAATCCTCTCGATGGCCTTGGTCGAAGCAATGCTTCTTTTTCTCGAAGTATTGTTCTCATCGAGTTTTTCTCCTCGGCGCTCACGCTCCTCATCGGTAAAGCGTTTCCAATCAAAAGCATTGGCGGGCTTGGTGGTCGTATCTTTCAAAATAAAACAGTCTCTCTTGTAGTCGTATTGAAGCAGGTCAAGCATTATCCATCTCCTCAACGCAGACTTCACCCGGGTCATACCCGATGTCTTGGTAGACAAAATAGTAGACATCTTCCACGGACTCTGCCTCGATCTCGTACTCATCGCGCCGGCCAGAATCGTAGTTCACAAAAACTTTAAAATTCTTCATTCTTCTTTCCTTTTCTTTGGTAGGGGACACCAGTGTGTCCAAAAGTCATCGCCGTCATAATTGCCGTAGTGAGCAACACCGCCACGGCCCAAAAGCTGAAGCTTCACGGACCGCGGAGTGTCCTCATCAATCGGTATCCAGTACGTGTCTGTGGATACCGCTACCGTATGGGCCGAGTTGATTGTGTGGGTCACAACGCAGTACCCTTCTTGGCGCACGGCCAAGTCTTACCCATGAAATAAATAATGATGGCATCGGCCGACAGATGACGCACCGCAGGGTTGTTCTCCAAGTACTTCTGGGTCATGTCAGCCATTTGCCCCAAAGTCATCGTGCTCGGAGAGCAGAAGGTCACACCCACATGGGCATCATAGACACCGGCTACATAACCACGGCTCACGCCCCAGTCCACGTTGTTGCCAGCAGTCTCCGCCTTCTTGAAGATGTCCAGCAGCTTGTTGCCATCGAACATCTGCGCCTGTGCAGGCAGGGCCAGCAGCGCGGAGAAGAGTAGTGCGTATCTCATGTGTTCTTCTCCTTTAGCTTGGCTTCGATGGCTCTCCACAAAGCCCACAAAGCCAACCCAGACGCGCTAAGTTCAGACAACTCCCCATCCGTCAGACCTACCCATGGGCGCTGTTGTGGGGCGGTGTAGAGTGGGATCGTCATGCCAGCAGTTCCAAGCCGACCCTTTTCTTCAGGCGGGACGATCTCGGTATCGTCATCAAATTCAATATCGGTTGACCATGCCACCGGCTCCTGCGCTGGCTGTGCCAAGGCTTCTTTGATTTCATTAAATACAAGAGCGGGGCAATTACGCTTCACATATCCAAGCGCCAGCTTCAGTGCTTCGTCTTTAATCATGCTTGTCCCCTTGCTCGGATGGCGGTAGCGCACTCCCGATAAATCAAATCGTTGTTGTCATGTGCGTCAACTTCAAAGTCATCACACACCTTCGCACATGCCTCGTTCTCTGCTGCTGCGACAAGGGTGGCAAAGCGGGCAAGCTCATCAAATGTTGTCACCACATCAGTAAGCATGCCCGCCATCCCAGCCTCACGCGCCATCTCAATAATTGTTTTCATGCTTGTCCCCTTGCTCGGATAAGTGGGCAAATATGCTCAAGAGTAACTAAAAGATTTGCTCTTAAGGACAAGACCTTTAAGGCGTCTATAACAATGTCAAGAATTGCCTCGCGCTCCGTGTCACTGCCCAGTTTCACCCCTGATTTAAACGCCGCGCTCACCAAGTCATAACAGCCCTGCTCTTTTGCCACCTTGACAAGCTCGGCAAACTTGTCAAGGTTCTCCATGTCAATTGCTGTAGTCATTGCCCATCTCCTTTGCAAAATTTGCCACATATCCCTCATAGCAGGACAACCAGAAAGCTGCGACCTTATCGTCAGGGTCTGCCTCCAACTTGACCTTGAACTCCTCTATCCTGCGCTTCCAATGTTCAATGACGGCTGCGGGTGGTGCGTCTTCTTGTGTCATTCTTCTTCCCCCGTCAGGTTTCTAATCTCATCTTGCAGGCCAACTATTTGCTCGGCGCGGGTGACGAGTATCTTGTGCAGCGTGTCAATCTCTGTGTGTAGGGCAGCGATTTCTGCGCCCATGCGCTGCATTTCCTCGACCAGCGCAGCCTCGGTGTTGTAGTCGGGTTTGAACTTGGGTGTAGTCCGGTCAACGCCGCGCTTAATCATTGCTTGGTGCTCAGGCAACACCCGTATCCGGTCAAACATCTTCTTGCCCAAGTCGTAGAACTCTTTGTTCTTTCCAGTGCTGTTGTCTTTAGTCATTTGAACCCCTCCGCTTTGGCAATTGCATCACGCGCTAAGTCAAACGCTTCATACGCTTCGCCCTCGGTCAACGCGGGGTCAAAGCAACTGCTCATCATGGCGTACAGCGCAGTCAGTAGGTCAGGTGCAGCCGCGATCAAATGTGCGTTTGCCTTCGCGTCTTTCAGCGTTGACCGCTTATCGCCCTTGACCCTTGCTATCGGTGCAAATCCGTAGGATTCACAACTCACGAGAAACTCTCCGTGATTACCTTGGTGGCATCTCCACACCCCTGTTGTGTACGGCCCGATGTCCTCGGGGAATTTGTTAGTTTTCATATCAGCAAACTCCAAATCCAAACGCCAGTAAAGAACAGCAAGATGCAGACCACGGCCAGCGCACCCATGATGGCTGTCAGCATCACCGTGCCAACTGTCTGCCATGTGTCTGGCACGGGCTTGATGTCATCGGGCACGACAGGGTATGGCTTGACCTTGCGGATGGTCTTGTCATACAAGCGCTCACAGTCCCAAACACACGCCGGCTTATGGGGGCACTCATCAAGGCCCGTGTAACAGTGCTTTGTCATGCTCCCCTCGCTTTCAGCATAGCGTCTGCCACTACGTAAGAGTTAGCCGCAAATTCCTCTGGTGTAGACCTTACGCCCGTGTCTGACAATAAGCCCTGCATCGCCTTGGCTGCAAAGTAATCGCGCAGAGTCAGTTCGTGCTTACCAACAGGCTTGGCTAAGTCAATCCCAAGCCCAAGCAGATCACGCAACTTCTCATACCTCTTTTTACGAGGCGTGCCACCGGATTCCCAATGAGCTACGGTCTGCTGGCTCACACCCATCTCCAGCGCTAAATCACGCTGTGACCATTTCCTTGCAGCGCGGGCCACAATGATTTGTTGTGACAACGGATTCATGCCGCCTCCTTGACTTCTTCCGTAGTGGAAGCCACCACATAAGCCTTCAAACGCTTCACGCGGGTCTTGTTGTACGAGACCTGCGACTCCGCATATTCACGCAAAGTCTCCGCCTTCAAAAGCTGGACCTCCGCCTCCATCAACTCAGCAACAATCAGCTCAGGCGGCGTGATCTGCTTGCACTGGACCAAGACCCACTCCCATATATTTTTAAACATGATCTTTCACCCTCTTCAATGCGTCCGCCTTACAAGCAGCCACCTGTTTCTTGGTCAGCGTGGCTGCAATCTCCTCTGCCATCGCAACACACATACGAGCTTTTTCCTCGCTCGGCGCAGTTATCGCCAGCGTCAAAGCCAAAGTCAACGCCTGCTCAGGGCTCATGGAATCATTAGTAGACATGCCTCGCCCCTTCACTTAAACCACAACCAAACACCATGCAGGATCCCAATCGGGAACATGATCGCCCCAGCAACCAAGAATCCCCACAACCCCTCAGAAAAACACGTAAAAATGTGGTTGAACCACGCTGCAAGGGCCACGATCATCAACGTCCATCCAGTAAATTCACCCATGATCTATCCTTCAAAAAAGTCAAAAGCGCATTCCTCAATCAGCGTGATCCGCGCATCAGAGATCAAACCGTAAATGTCCACAGAGCCCGCAAAGACCGCGTGCAGCGTGTAGGTGGCTGGGTAGTCGGGTTCCAGCTGCAAGCCCGTCAAGGGCTCCCTAGAGCCGCGCTCGGGGGCGTCATAGGACAAAAGGCAGTGCAAAGGCACAGAGCAGTCATCGGTGATGTACAGGAAAACAAGATTGTCCGTGTCTGTACCCTGAGCAAGACGTTTCATTTGTTATCCTTGTGGTTGGAATTGTGTTGGGGGTTGCCATTGTCTTCTGGCTTTTCCAAAACGACAAGGTCTTTGTCCTCCTTGTAGGCCGCCATGATCGCTCCGATCAGGGTGTGCAAGTCCATGTCAAGGCCACGTGCCAAGGCTGTCGTTGCAAGGATCAAGGCGAACAAGGACTGTGAAGGACGTTTGATGTTGACTTCACAGTAGTAAACGAGTTCCATGGATTGCAGACGGGCTTTATCGCAAAGTGCGCGAAGTTCGTCATCCGAGGGGGCCTGTGCCTCGGAATTGAGGCCGGTTTTCTTTTTCATGTGACACTATCCTTTCTATGTTGAGGCATTTATTGTGACGGGGTTTAATGTACACGTCAAGTACTTAAAAACGCATAAAACGTAGGTACTTACCCTTGGTTTGGGTGCGTCTTATATGAAAAAAGGACCAAGGACCGAGGTTCTTATATGGAAATGGGTATTCTATATAGAGATCTCAACTATTTTTTGATTTTTGTTTTTGATTTTTCATGGATTTGGCGTAATAGACGTAATGCCGTAAGAAGTGAGCGTTTATGCGGGTTGTGGGTACTACACCAACATTACGGTGAGAAAAATAGGTGTGTGGCTGGGGTGTCCCTATGACTTTTTTTTTGAGAAAATATTTTCATTCTTCTCAGACTCCCTATATAGGTTTCAGGGACCTCGGTCTTTGGGTTGGATCAGGTTGGGAAGGGGAGAAGGCGAGTGCTCCCTGTTTTTGTGTTGCGTGTTGACCTATAGGCATCTTCTATGTATATTTGGGGCTTCATAGCGTACGCAAAGGACACACATGTTTGAAATTGAACGGGATATCCCCCTGCCAACTGAGCGGGGCAAGTACCCCTTCCGTGAAATGGAAGTGGGGGACAGCATTTTCTTTGGCGATAAGAAGCAGGCTACATCGGCGCGGGTGGCTGCTGTGCGCTTTGGGAAGGCTTTGGAGCCGAGTTGGACCTTTACCCTTAGGATCACGGACCAAGGGGCTGACAAGGCCGGCTGGCGGCTCTGGCGGGTGGTCTGATGAGCCGGACAGAGATCTGGAACACTCCGCCCGTGAAGGTGGACAAGGTGGTTCGCCGGCTTGCCCCTAAAACGGGGACCAATGCGGGCCTCAAGCCTCTGAACGACAAAGAGCGCAAGTTCGTGCAGGAATACGTCACGGGTGACGGCAAAGTGACCCTGAAGCAGGCGGCGATCAGCGCAGGGTACAAGGTCTCGAGCGCGTCAGTGATGGCTTGGAAGTTGACCAACCCTGCAATGTACCCTCACGTGGTGGCCGCGATTCAGGCTTATCGGGCTGATTTGGCCTCGAAATACAACACCTCGTACGAGCGGCACATGAAGGATTTGCAGACGATCCGCGATAAGGCGCTGGAGGCGGGCGCTTTCGCTGCTGCTGTTCAGGCTGAATACCGCCGCGGTCAGGCCTTGGGCACAATTTATGTCGAGCGCAAAGAGATCCGGCACGGCACAATTGACTCAATGAGCAAAGAGGAAGTGCAGCGCAAGCTTGACGAGCTGAAACAGCTGTACGGCGGGCCCCCTCCGACAGCGCTGATTGACGCAGACACTGGAAAGGTGATTGACAGTGTTGAAAGAGAACGCGATCCTGCTTTTGACGCGGGAGTGGAGCAGCCTCCCGAAGATATTTTTGAGCGAGACAACGACCTTGGCGACAACCCCTGAGGCGCGGTTCTCGAAGCGGGTCCGCGAGGGCCTGCTGCCGTTGGGCTGTGACATCGAGCGCATCGAGAATCGGGTCAACCTTGGCGTGCCTGACATGCTGGTGGGCATCGGCCCTGCTTTTGTTGGTCTTGAGCTTAAAGCGGTCACCCGCGGGCTGAAGGTAGAGCTTCGCCCGCATCAGGTGGCTTTCATGACCCGCCACACTGCCAAGGGCCGGCCCTGCTTTGTGCTGGTTCTGCAAGAGGGCACGACTAAGCGGCCGTCTCTGATCCACCTGTATAGCGGTCATCAAGCGATTGCCCTGCTTGAGCAGGGTTTGCGGCTGCCGGCATTGGCTTCGTGGCCGGCACGTGGTATGCCATGGGAAGAACTTTTCCGGTGGCTATCGAGGGCTGATTTGTGATAGAAACAATCAATTGGTAACGGTCTGCATGCGGTGCTAATATTTGTACTGCATCGAGTTGATGCGACTAGAAAGGATAGAGATGAACCCGCAAAACGAATTTCACTTTTACGCTTCGAGCGTGGCTGATTGGGCGACTACCAATAAGACCCGAGACCTACGAGCGCTGATCAAGCTAATGGAAAAATTCGGTTATAACTACAACCTGTTTTTTGTTCCTGTCCCCGCTGATGCAGCCTACGAAATCAAAAGCTATGAGCCACAAGTGGCCGGCGCTGTTTGGCTT